TTACCAGCCCATAGCGCCATTCAGACACGCCTAGTATGTTGTTTATTCCATCCTCCTGCATGTTTTCGGTCTTTTTGATACCGCCTCCCATCTGGATAACGGTGACAGAATGAAGGTGCGTCCCGCTCGGACCATCTGCGTTAAGCTGGCACCCCCCAAGGATGAAGTTTTTCGGCCCGAGAAGCGTGTCCACCTGATAAGCGTTGTATCCCGCGTTTAACTGCACCACGTTTTGCAGGGGTACCGTCCAGCTAGACACGATGTTCGTGTCAGGCGGGTCTGCGTTTCTGTTCAGTTTTTCGCCGCCGCTGGTGCTGCCCGCCCGTGAAAAGTCTGATTTGTTCACGAACGTGATGTTCCCGTGCTTAGTCGTCACAAAGCGGTCAGGGTCGGTGTATAGCGCCAGATAGTCACCCTTTGATCCGACCATGTATTTATAGATGATGTCGTTCACATAGACCGGGTTGAACAGATTAGAACTGTCAATCTTGTTGAGGATTTTCTTCGTGTAAAGAACGTCCCCGGTCTGGCCGTCAGCCGCTTCGAACCATTGAACCCGCACGCTTGTTGGATCGCCGGGGGTGTTGCTTGCCATTTGGAACGGGTTCTGGACCTGCTCTATTGTCTGAATTTCTTGCCGGATGCTGAAAACCACGTCCCGGTCGCGGTCATAGACCCACGGATAGGTGGAGGTCTGAGTGATCACAGGAACGTCTGGGTCCCCCATTTCCCGGAACAGAAGTTCCGTCTCGGTAGGGTCCCCCCATGAGATAACGAACCGGAACTGCGGTACGCGGTTGCCCACGTCTTTGAGCGGCATCCGGTTGAACACGATGTAGCAAAGGCCCCGGTAAGCAGGGCACACTGTAGGCCCCACGTCAGCGGCCATGATCGGGTCTTGCTCTTGGGTCAGAGACCCCTCGTAAAAGTTGAATTCGAGGTTCTTGATGATTGGCGGTGACCGCTCTTTACCCTTGTCGTTCACGCGGTCTCTTTCGGGCACGCCGTCCAGAAAGGGGTGGAGGTTGCCCGATGGTTTGCCGTCAATCGCGTCCCGATCATAGATCAGCTTGCCGTCCGCATAGATGCCTATCAGGGTTTGGGCTTCGCGCTGGCTGATGCCCACGGCGCAGGTCAAGTAGTATTTGTATTCTGTCCGGGTTCCGAGTGAGAACGGGTTGCCCTTGCCGATGTCGTATTCCTTGGAGACCTCCTCGATTTCCTCACCCCAGATGATGTTGCCGCCGATCACGTCTGTCCCGTAGCCGATAGGGATAGTACGCCCGAAGGCGGCGCTGGACACGGTGGTGTCGTCAAGGCGCGGCCCTTCGATTTCCTGTTTGGGGCGAAGCGCCGCGATGATCAGGGAGATAGCCGCTTGGAGAGCGATGTTGACTGCGAAACTTACTGGATCAGCCATCTGCCACCCCCTTGAAGTCGTAAGCGGCATGGAGACGCATACCGTCTTTCTGCCCTTTAAACAGGTCCACCACTACGGCCCGTCTTGCGGCAGTCCCGTGGATGATCGCCCCGGCCTTAGCGTTTATGACGACAGACGCATGGAAAGGCGAACCGTTGAAGCTGTGCAGAAGGACCATTCCGGGCTTGAGGTCGTCCGGTGATCTCAAGTGCATATGAGCATCAAAGTAGCCCCGCACGGAGCCATCCGGTTCGCGCCTGTATGCAGGGATGTCGAGACGGTCGGGGAGGATATCCAGTTCCTTGGCGATAAGGTAGATCAGCCCCACGCAGTCCACGCCACGCCGGGACCGGCCTTGGTGCTTCCAAGGGGTGCCCACGAGGCTTTGGGCGGTCTTGACGATCTGGGTGCGGGTGACGGTCATTTCGCGTTCGGATACTTCTTGAGGTAGTTATCGCCGGGGACGTAGGGGTGGCCTTGGAAATTGAGGACGTTTCCGAACTTGTTCCCGCAGTCTGGAACGGTCTTGGAACAGCCGGGTATGGCGGTGCCAGTGTCCCCCACTTGCACTTCGAAGGGAAGCCGCAGATGCAATTCGATTTCCACATCTCCGGTTGACCCTTCCGGCGCGAACTTGATGCCCTTGGAGACGGAAGCATTCGCCCCGGTGTTGAACAGAAGCGCCCCCTCTTGGAACCAGTCCGGGTAATCGGCCAGACGGGGTTCGGTGAGGGTCACAGAAAACGCCTTGCGGTTCGTCACCGATGTGACGGTGAAGTCCCGGTCGTAGCGCAGGTTGCTCACCCACGTCACGCTTCCATCGGTCACTTCGACGCCGGATGCACCCACGTCGAAGATCGTGAAGTCGAGGATCGTTTCGTCTTCCGTCTGTCCCGGCGAAGTGCACTTCCAGACATAGTCCGGGTATTCGGAAACTATCATCCAGTTCTCGGTTGCGTATGTGGTGAGGCTCTGCCGTTCGGTGCGGGTAAGGACCGGCACTTGGCATTTCGTGCTGCCCAAGTCCACCGGGCACGCGGGAGTGTAAACCAGCGTCAGGCCCTCAGAGAGTGCTTGTGAGAGGCCCCGAAGTTCAACGTCGAATTCCCCGAGGTTGTTCTGGCGCGCGGTCCCCAGCCAGCCGGTGCGCCGCACAATGCTACCCATGGACAGGTCTTTGTAGTTCACCACTTGGATAGTGACGCGTGCGCCGTCGAACAGCCCGCCCCGAACGTCATTCCGCTTTACCAGCGTGCCGTCCAGTATGCCCTTGATCTCCATGTTGTCCACGGACAGGTCCACCTTGTCCTCAATCGCGGAGCGGTCGTAGCCGATCCCGGACAGGTAGGTTGCCCCCTCGAACACCAGATCACGGTCATGGTCGGTGAAGCGCAGCACTTCCCCGTCATTGCGTTCGATGGTCCACAGGGACGCAAGGGTTTGCAGTTCCCCATCAAGGTGGGTTTGCAGGGCAGATGAAAAGACTAGGGGCATTACTGTTTCAGTTCCACGATGGGGATGGCCGGGGTCAAGAGGACGTTCTTGTTCTCCACGATGATTTCCAGCCGGTCGGTGTCAAAGCGGACGGGCAGATCGAAGGTGCCGGTCCACGTTATGTCCACGGCATAATCGGGCGGGTCGGTGAACGTGATGATCCCGGTGGCGGTGTTCAGTGCCCAGCCGCTCCCCTGCTCCACGCCGTCCAGATAGACCTTGAAGTTGGCATCATTGACCGGCTTGTAGATCGGCTTGGTGTAGGAGAAGCCACCCTCGTCGGTATAGGTGTATTGCAGTTGAAAGGTGGTGTCGCCACTGTCCGGGCTTTCTTCCACGCCTTGCTGTCCCGTGCCGGTCGTATAGTTGGACCAGTCCCGGAACCGGAAGCCGCGCGCCTTGCCTGCCCGCGCCATGAAGAAGTTCCTGATCTTGAGCGCGTTCTCGCGGGTGTCGATGCCGTAGCCGATGTCCCACTCGCCCCGGTCCACCGACCACAGGCTGTTGCGCTTTTCCTTGCCCGAGTTGAGGACGGTCACGGTGGTGAGGAAGCCCGGCCCGCCTTGGGCACCACGCTCAATCTCAACCGGAAGGCGGACTTCATCAAACGCCATATCATGCTTCTCCATGCCGCTCGGAATACCCGTGCGTAGTTTGAGCCTTGCGGCGAGCATCCTTGGCTAGACCCAGAGAGGAAAAAGTCCCAAGGGTGACCATACCCGCATCCGTCCGTAAGGTAGCTTGAAAACGCCCATTAGGGCGAAGGTAAACCCCGGTAGCCCCCGTGGTGTTTGCCTTAGATCGCTTGGCGTTTCGTGCGTTCTTGGAGGGGGTTGTGTGTCTAAGATTTAGGATGGCATTGTCGGTTTTAACGCCGTTCTTGTGATCCAGCTTATGCACCCATTCCCCGGAGTGCATAGCCCACAGAACCCGGTGCAGCTTGAAAAAAGATCGGTTGATTGCACCGTAGTGATAACCACCCCCGTCCAAGGCCGTGAACGCGCGTTCACCAGAAAAACGAGCATTCCAGACCTTAAACCCATGAAGGTTTTTGAAGTGGGTTTCCGGGCGATGGTTCCAAACCAAGAGACCCCCTTCAAAATAGGGGGTGAAGCATTCAAACAGATATGAAATTTCCAGTGTTTTCATGGTTGGATATTAACCGGGTCAGTTGTTCTGGTAAACTCTAGTTATTGCGATTGTCAGCGTCTTGCATCAGGCGAGACATGCGTGCCCGGACTTGGCCTTCGGAGCGGCGGAAGCTGTCCGCGTCCCCGCCGGGGAAGTTGAAGTTGATGTTGGGGGCGAACTCCCGTGTCGCTTGAGGAGACGAATTGGAGGCACGCAAGGCCATGAGGGTGTTCGCCTCTCCGGCTTGGCCCCCGGCTTCATAGGCGCGGGAATACATCCGGCCCATCATGTCGTCGCCGCGCCCGGCGTTGATGGCTTCCAGAAGGGGGCCATACTGCGAAGTGGCGCGGGCGTTGGTCACGAACTCGCCGTTGGACAGGAAGCGCAGGAGGTTGTCCTGTGTCGGCCCGCCCTTGCCGGAGACATAGCCGCCTTGCGCCAGACCCACGCTAGTGCCCAAGAAGGTGCTTCCCCCGATGCCTCCCCCCAGCCCCGCGCCGAAGGCGTTCAGGAAGTTGGCGAGCAGCCGGTCCGCAAGGAACTTGGAAAGCTGTTTCAGCAGGTCAGTGAGCAGGCCCTTGAAGTCCGCCTTGCCGGTCGTCACAAAATCCACGATAGCGTCCGACATGCCATTGAACGCGCTCACCACGAAGTCGCGGGTGAAGGACACCGTGCTTTGCAGGTTCTCGTTGATTTGTGCCAGACCAGCCTTGAGGCCGTTGGTGAAGGTGTCCGCGTTGCGGGTAGCCTCTTTCAGCGCCTCGCTCTCTTGGCGTAGCAGTTCGATCTGTTGCGCGGTCAGTTCCGTGCCCTCTTGGCGCGCGATGTTTTGCAGTTCTTGGATGTTCTTGGCGAACTCCAATTCCTCGCCATACAGGCCAAGCAATTCAATCTCGTCGCGGTAACCTTGGACCCGTTGCTGGATAGCATCCCCCAGCGGATCGCTGTCACCGCCTCCGCCTCCGCCTCCGCCTCCGCCTCCGCCTCCGCCTCCGCCACCTGCACCAGCGCCAGCGCCAGCACCACCACCGGATGCCCCGGACCCAGAAAATCCCCCAGAACTCGGCCCAGATGAGGCGCTGAAATTAGACTTCACTAATTCAAGATTCTCTCTTTGAGCCTCGGAGTTTCTTACCACAGAGGCGGTGAAATCATCCAACTCAGCCGCCGCCGCCGCTCTTATTATACCATCACCAGAACCAAAGGCGTCGGAAAGTTCTGCTCGTTTCTGTGCTATAGTGCCCGCCGCCCGTGCCTCTAGTTGGCTTTTTCCTTTTGCTATAGCTGCATTGGTAGCCTCAAGACCTATGGACCCCAGATCAAGGCTGGCCGTAGCCGCCGCCACAGCCGCCAATGCCCCAGCGGCGGCGTTAAGATTATTTGCCAGAGAAACGGCGGCACCCGCCGCACTAGCTATAGACCCCGCCGCCGACCGGGCGTTGCGGTCCACGTTCGCGGCTTGAAGCGCGGCCTGCACCAGCTTCTCGACGGCTTGCCGGGTGTTGGCGTCCAGTTGCTTGACGCCACCGGCCCCCTTGATGATTTCCTGTGCGAGTTTCAGCGCCTTGCGGCTGGCGTCCCCCATGTTGTCCGCTGAACGCAAGTTCACCAGTTCTTGATTGATGCGCCCGACTTCATTCGCGCTAAGAGACGT